ACAAAGAAGTACTCCTCTCTGTATTTCGGCTTCCACGGCATCACCTTCGGCGCAACGATGTGTTGCCATGCGATGCGGTTGGACTTGCCGTGCATCAATGGGTTAAAGCAGGCGTCAAATGTCACGGGGCAAGATTCGCCGTTCGTGTACATTACTTGCACCCGCATTCCATACGGCACCGTCTCAATCGGCTCCCATCCATCGGGCAACTCATACGTCACCCCGTTCACGGTTGATGTTTTCATGTGGTTTGCTTTCGTGCTTGTTTGCGTTGCTTCCTTGACTTGCTTGTCTTCTTGCCTTTGAATGGTGGTTCTGGATCGTCCGTAGGTTCGGGCTTCTCCCCGTGTTCTGGTGGTACATATCCCGTTATCTCTTCTACTGACTTCTTGCGTGTCCCGTGCATTTCGTGCCCACCCATCAGGAAGGCGGCTAGCATAAGGTTGGATGCTCTCATGGTGTTGTCTCCTCATAAATATCAGCAATGCGTTGTGCGGCTTCTTTAGAGCCAATCGAATCAGCCACAGCTACCTTCAGCTTGTCATCGACTACAGCCCAAACATCTACGCCCGTCTTGATCACCACAAACCGCTTCGGCTTCACGGGTGCGGGCATTTCCGACCACCATTCGAAGTCATGCCACTCATTGACAACAGTGCGGACAAAGTATTCGCCACATAGCGTCAGGCTTTTGCGTTTGGCAACGACGGTTACCATATCTGCATTCAGATCGGGCGGTGCATCCCGATGAATCTCAAGTGTTACTGTCTCTGCGCTCATACCTTCTCCTTGTTGAGTTGTCATGTTGAAAAAATCGGGGCGACGGTTTCGAGTCGCCGCCCCTTCTCACCCCATTGCTGAAAGATGCAAGGGTTGCCTTGTTAGGGCATTTTCTATTCCAGCACAGCAACAACGTCCGTTTCCCGCAACCAGAAGAACTCAGGTTGTTCGCCTGCATTCGGCTGGATGGGATGAACGCCCATGCCTCTGGGGTTGGCAAGGATCTTGTCGCCTTCCTTGACGGTAGGCTTGAGACGTGATCCGTCAGGCAACACTCCACCGGGACCAACAGCTACGACCACATACGTGTTCGGAGCTTCGTTGACAATGTCCGGAAGGATGATGCCCGATGCTGTGGCATTGGTCTTCTGCGGTTCACGAACGATCACATAGTCATACAGCGGCTGGAACATTGTAAACCTCAAGTTGTGTGGCAGATTCGGTGTGGGCTTTGGCAGCGTTGAAGTACTCGTGCCAGAGTTCATTCAGGCGGACACGGACGGGATCGCAAATGGCATGATCGATGAGCTCGTCTTGTCTGAGGTCGTTGAGCAAGGACAAGGCCTTGTAGATCCGACCGGCTTTTAGATTGTAGTACTCGGCATTGTGAAGATGCTCTTCATATGCCGTGAGGCTGTTGTCTGCATGCATTACCAGTCTCCGCTGTTGTTGTTGGAGCCGTAGTTCTCACGCTTCATCTTGGCTGCCTTAAAGCCATCGATCTCGGTCTTGAATGCGATCTGTTTCAACTGGTCGTAGACCTCACCAACTTCCGCAGCTGTCTTGGCTGTTGCTTGGACGGTGATCGTCTCCTGATGAACGTATGGTTGACCCGTCTTCGAGTCGATTTTCGAGGAGCGGACTTGCTTGCTCCGGCTGTGTGAGACGACGATGTTTTCTAGCATCGTGACCTTCCAAAATGAGTGATTCGAAAAATTCGGACTGAGCCCGTGACTTGTATTCGGATGGATCGTCCTGGTTGTAGATCTCCAGGTACCAGAGCTCGTTATCGTGCTCTTCTTGCATGCGTTTAGCTATGCTCATAGACTGCTCCGCCTCTGCTTGTAGACAGAAGTCTGTGGTGCGTGACATGGTCGTTCTCCGTGAAATCGTTGTCGTAGGTGAGCCGGTACAGATCGTCCAGCTCTTCTTCGGTCATCTCACGGAACAAGGGGTGTGTCGCTTCGAAGTAGCGCATGGCTTCTTCCTTGTCGAAGTCGCTTTTTTCAGCCTTCTCTCCGTGACAATATTCGGTATTTTGAGGCATGGATGCAATCCGAAAATTCAAACAAACAGTATGAATTTTCATACATGAACACAGACCATGGTTGAAATCAAGCGCACTCGTGAGTCAGGCCTGCAGCACGTCTACCGCATCTATGAGCCCGGTGACGTGGTCCCCGTAGGTACCAGGATCGTCAAGTATGGCAGGCGTCGTTCAGCCTTCAAGGGTGACTACGTTGAGGACATCAACGGACGGCTCATCCCCTTGCTGCAGCGGATCACGATCGACCGCAACAAGCAGCACACGAACTACATCTTTCCCGGATTCTGCTGGCAGCCATGGAAGAGCGAGATATTCAGCTATCCCCTTGATAAAGCGGCTGTAGAGCCTCACCTGACAGCGAAGCAGCACTATATCGCCATGATGCTCAAGAACGGCCTGGACATCATGGAAGCGGTCAAAAACGCCTACCCTAAGGTCACCAAGAGGCGGCTGCTGTTCCTGGTACGCAATACGTTCCAGTCCAAGGCCTTTGTCATGCACTTTCTCACGGAACTCGGCTATATGTCAAAGCTCAAGACAGCCCTCGAAGCTCGCGGTATCAACACCGATGTCGTAGCTGATCACATTGCGACCATGATCCATGATCCGGAAGCTGTTCCCAGCCTCAAGAAATGGGCTCTTGAGACAGCCATGGAAGCACTCAATGAGGACCCTCGCAAATCAGCCGAGGAGACCGAAGCCCGGGAAGTATCGACAACGGCACAACTGGAAGCAGCCATGGCCTCACGCTTTCTGCCCTCAGCGGACCTCCCAGCCCAGGTTCCTGCGTCGTACACTGTGCTCGGTGAGGATGGGGATGCTCGAGTTGCCGATGACACCAAAGGAGCTATACCGGAAGCTCGTCAGATTGACCCTGGAGCGTGACAGAGCGATCGAAACGGCATCAGGGTAGTCATCATGCCCCTTATCAGGTCCGAGGCCTTGTAGCTGTGTCCAGAACTTACCCAGGATCATCTCCGAGTGCTTCTCATTGTAGAAGAAGTGAGGGTACTTCTGCCATATCGGCTCCATGACCCCTACGATACGGTCCACCTTGTTATCCTGAGACACAAACCTGGTGATCTGGCCGGGGAACTTCATTTCTCCGAGCTTCTTGTGTGCTTCCCGGTAGACGTTCTCCTGAGCGTTGTTGCACTCGATGACCACTTCCCTGATCGGTACAGCCTTGGCAATGTCGATGATGGAGTCCACGTAGCCTCGTCTGAACTGCTTGTTGCTACGTGTTTCTGCATAGATCCCGTAGCCTTTGCCGCCTTCGATGTAGTAGATAAGGGGAGCTACGAAGGACTCTTCCCTATTCGTGTTGGGGATCATGGAATGCCACTTATGCAGTCCTGCAGCCACAAGGACGGTATCATCAGCCAAACGGGACTCTGAGCTGGCAAGGTCAAGGCCAAGCGTCAGATTGGGCAAGGCATACCATTCCCGGTCCTTCCAGACCATCTTGAGAAGCCATTCGTTGTTCTCGATGACGCACTCCACCTTGACCGACCTCAGCTTATCCCTGTCGAACTTGGCTTCCTCGGGAGCTTCCGTGATGTTCAGGTACTCTTGATAGAAGTAGCTGATACGTCCCTGGTCGTACTCACGCTTGTAGAGCTTCAAGATGTAGTACAGATTCTGTCTGTCAGGCCATGAGAGCGTTGTCAGCCCTTTCTGGATCTCATCACACGTCTTCCTGTCCGGAACGATGACCGTGTTCATATCCGTGAACGTGCAATGCTTTTCGATGACCTCCTGCAGCTCGTCATAGCTTATGATGGGCTTGTTGATCCCGAACCAGTCCGAAGACCCTTGAATGTGCACAGGAACCGTATCGCGGTTGACGATGGTCCCGTTGAAGATGGTCTTGCCCTTGACGGTATCGGCTGAGTTCGTCAGCTCTGCGTAGAACCATTTGTTGATGGTCTCACGTCTCTCGGGTGTCTTGGTGTTGTTGCTGGAGTAGATGTCATCGGCAATGATGAGGCTTGGCCGGTGATTACGAATGTTCGTTCCTCGTACCTGCTGCCCTGCACCTTTACCCAACAAAGCAGTACCATCAGCCGTAATGAAGGCATTCTGCCTCCATACCGTATCGCCTTTGATATCCTCGTCATCGAGCTGGATGAGCTTGGGATTCTTATTGCCGAAGAGCTTGTGCATGTCCTTACGATCGCTGACGTGATTCTTCACGTTCATCACGAAGGCCTCACTTGTCCTACTCGTTTCCGAGCATATCATGATGAGGTCTTCACGGATCTCCGGTAACTGGATGATGTCGTAGTCATGCAGGTCACTTCCTTCCCAGCCCTCTTTGTCGAACCTGACCCATGGCCGTAGTCCTCTCAGCCATATCAGGTAATTGGGGACCAGGAAGGTCATGAGCGTCGTCTTGGCAGCTTCCCGGTGGATGACCACATATGCCTGCCGATCGATACGGTTGGTACGCTCAGGTCTGTAGAGCTCCCAGAAGATCTTGGCAAGGTCGTAGTGGTGATTAGCGAAGGGATGAGAGAACACGTCAGGGAAATACTTCTTCCCGAAGCGGAACAAGCCCATTTTATCGTACATGGAGCGTGGTGCCGTGTTGTCCAATACCTCCATGAGCTCGTCTACCGATGCTCGTCCTGTGAATGCCATAATGAGCCTTTTCCTTGGCCGTGGAAGCGTTTTTATCTGTGAAAGCACAAGCAATATAGGAGCCGTCTGATTAATACGCTCACAGCCCAAAGCTGCATTTAAAAAGGGGAAGCTATGGTGCTTCCCCTTACTGCTATCTTATGCTGCTTGTGCTACTTGCTGCTGCTCACGTACTTCGAATGCGCTCTTGACTCCGAATGGCTCAAGGCGAAGCGTATAGCTTGGCACAGTGATTTCATCTGGAGACTTCGGACGTGCTTTGTACACGAACATTCGAAGCTGCGTTGTCGGGTTTCCGTTTTCATCCGTATTGAACGGAATGATGACGGGAGCATTCAGCTTGGGATAGCCACCATTTTCGGTGAGTCCTGCAGCTAGGAGCTGCTCCATCACAAAGTGCTCAAGAGCGGTCTTTGCGAAGATGTTGGTCACACGGTCTGTCCATGTGCTCAGATACTGGAATGCGCTGTTGTCTGCAGCGACATCTGCACGTACATAGCTCTTGCTGAGCAATGCACGAAGAGTGTCAGCTACGCCTTCCGGAATGGATGGGACAATAGCTGTGGCGACGAGTTGGAGAAGCGATACCATAACGGTACTCCTGTAAAGATGTGAAGAACAATTGCAGTCTTTCCTACATGCAAAAAGCCCATACGAATGAACGTACGGGCTTTAAGGACATCAGGACGAATAGAATCCGTCGTAGTCGAACACAAGGCAGTTCTCATCCACATACTTGACAGCAAAGAGCTTCTCAAGTACATCATGAACGGTCTTTCCTGTGATCTCCCGATTGCCGTACTTGACAGCAAATGGGTTTGAGTCCTTGTCAAAGGACTGATTCATGGTCAGAACGACTTGCTGACCATTGGTGTAGATGACGTGCTTGATAGCTGCCATGACGATAACCCTGAACGTGAAGAACATTTACTGCGGGTTATCATACATTGGGGATCAATACACTTCTAGCAGAGCTTCCATTTCATCGAATGTGTTCATTCGTGCTTCTGCTTCCATTCCATCCAGAATGGCTTCTTCTTCTTCGAAGATGCTACGCAGAACGTCTTTGTCTGCGCTTGGGTCGATAGCTAACGCTATGTCGTAGAACATGGCAATACTCCTGTTTGTGCCATTTGTCCTACATCCAGCCATCAGCCTCAATTACGGAAAAAGCCCCGAAGGGCTTAGGCGTTTGCGAGAAGGTTGTGAATCAGAACTTCCAGAAGGTCGAGTTCGAACGATTCTTTCGCTGTGAGTCCTTCGTTTGTGCAGTTTTCAAGCTGCATAAGTTGGTTGTAGCGAGCTTGTGCAGCATCTGTGTTTTCGAACCAGTCGAAGTCTTGCATTTGCGTAGGCATGATTGTGTCCTTGGTTGGTGTTGAACTGCACGTTGTCCTACATCTACGTTATTGTGTGATTCTCCCCTCCTCCTTCCCCAAGTTAAGGGGTGAATGTGAAAAAACCCCATTAAGGGGTTAGAAGGGAAGGTTGTCACGATATTCGATGAGATATGCTAGACGAGCTTCTTCATCAGGTGTCAGTGTTTCCCATCCAGCTAGGTTAGCAAGGAAACGGATTTCAGCTTGAGCTTCTTCGTATGTCATGGCTTTGGCCTTTAGTTGTTGATAGTGCAGGTTATCGTACATCTACGTACCATTCGCCTTTATCGAAGGAGAGGCAGTAGCGACTGCGAAGCTAGGAGCTATTGCACTCGACTGAGATGAGAGGATTATTGTGTCTATGGTAGGGGTACTGAACCGAAGACCCCGGAGGGGGCTGAGGTAGTGGGGAGACCCTGAAGTTGTGGTTGAAACATAGGGGGATGGGGTCTCCTTACAGAATGTGTACAGTATTCTCCCAGATCCTGAGGTTGAATTTGGGGTTAGACGATCCCAAAATTTTTTCCAAATTTTTTGAGGATTTCGGGGATGTTGTGGATGCACTGACGATCTGGAAGGGGAGGGCTTCGCTTATTAATTAGTAGTATAATATCTTTCTTCTATTATTTAGTTATTAATAAGAGAAGAGAGACTTCGTCATGGGTCCCTATGTCCCAAATATATAGGTTGGGTATGACATAATCAAGAGTAGATATACGTAGCTTGATTGGGAATGAAAGAAGGGGGTCTAAGTAGCTGGAAAGAAAAAGCCCCTACTGCATTCTTATGCGCTGGGGGTTCACTGGCCTGCCAAATAAAAGCCCCTACCGGGGGTTATTCGGTAAGGGCTTTTCTTCATGATCGTCTAGATCGATCTACGGGATGAAGGACTCCGTGCAGTTTTGGCTCCCCTACTGCAAAAACGGGGTGGTTCTTATCGTAAGCCACCAAACCGGGACCGTTCCGTTGGTACCATACGGCGCTGTTTCCGAATGGGTGCAGAAGGAGATAGCTACTCCCCGCTTCACTTTCCCAATAGGCCGTCGCTGATCTCACGGGCTGGTTCTCCTTTGGAGTTATCCCGGACGAAGCCGGTAGCCTTAGGAGTTCCGTTCATCATGGCGTAGAGGTCGCTCTCGGTGCAGGATGTTGGCCTACCGCTAGGAAGGATAGCATCTGTAATGTGAGAGATCAATGAACTCTAAATCATACCATGAATCTTTCTTGAGCTTGCTTCTCGAGGTACTCGATCTTCTTGTCGTGATCGTAGACCCAATGCCCAATGAATGCTTCGGGATTTTCTTTCTTGAACTTGGCGAGCATCTTGCTCATCCAGCAAATGAAACCGCAGAGAACCCCACCGGGCCAATCAAGAGCGTCCTGGTCCAGCTGTTCCGGGACCGTACGCCCATGGTAGGAAGCATAGGCTGTGTATTCTCGTGTGAATGCGCTCATTGCTTTCGCCATATTTCTGGTGCTGAATTGTCTTGCAGAAGATTCCTCAGGAAGTCGACCACATGGTCGGGAACTTCCTTCTTGAGCCATTTGGTGCCGTACCTGTAGCCCTCGTCTTCGTAGAGACCGCGCTGTTTCAGGACTTCGCATTGCGCTTCGTAGCCCATGTAGGCCGTACCCATCTTCTTCCGGTAAGCTTCAAGGCATTCCAATTGCTTGGGTGTACCTGCCTGCATATCGTTCAGATGCCATACGTCCCAGATCTTGCCGAACATCTCGAGCCTGCCATCGGTGAACCCGACTTCAGGCTGATGGTACGGTTGGACACCCACCTGGCCACAGGAGCCCTTACAGTCTCCGTCAGACTTGGGACCTTCAACGCCACAGATCGACAGGTTACCATCCTTCCACTCGATCGTTGCGTACACAGGCCATCCGTTGTTTGTCCTGGCGTACATGACGTGATGCCGGAAGTCCGAGCGGTCGCATTCTTCCATTTTACCACCATGCCATGTATTCGAGTGTCAAGTCGCCGTCTTCTTCCATCTCGGTGACTTCCTTCAAAAGCTCTTCCAGTGACGTAACAGTACGTCGTACATCGCCCGTGTACCACGCATAGCAGAGAGCATAGCTGTAGTGAGCCAGCATGTCTTTGTGGCACTCGTAGACGGTCTTCTCTTCATCCGTCCACTCGATCGTTGAGTTCTCCGCCGGCCAGCTATAGAAACCGTCTTCCTGCTTGGCCTTTTTGAGAAGTGCTTCGATCTCGTCAACGGTCTCCAGGTAGTCATAGGCCGACTCCAGCATTTGCGAAATGTTTGAGCTATCGAGTCGTACGTGTTCGCAATTCTCGACATCCCCGAACTGTCTGTTTTCATTTACCAGCTCGTGCAGGAAGTAGTTCATGTGATGCTCCTGGATCCGCTCTCGCTTTGTCTTGTAGAAGTACTGGTCCAATCCCATGTCATCTCTCCTTGTGTTGTTTGTTCAAATACCGCCCCGCCCCCTACTTGCAGCGTTCATGGACGCTCTGTTCTTCACGCAGGAGTTCAGCACTGCAAGAGGGATGGGGTAGTGTTCCGTCAAAGCTCAACTGCACTCGTGCGACCCGCAGGTGGCAAACTTGGCTGGCTCTGCTTCAACGCTGTTTCAGTCTGATAAGGAACTGTCGATGTTCCTGGATCTCATCCGGAACAAGAGGCATCCATCCGCTCCATTGGGAGAGATAGATGCGGTATTCATAGGTGATACTGGCAGTGCCGTCGTAGAACACCACAACCTGTCGTACATCACACGGCAGAAACACACACCGCATTTCGTAGAGATACTCGAATGACAACCGCCAGCGTCGCTCTCCCTCAACTGTGTCCCTGCGGGACTTCTTCTCTATCCTGATCCACGAGCTGGCTTTCAGATTCGGCGGAGTCTGCTTCTGCCAGATACGCCTGGCATTGTTGAAGTAGGGTATCTGAGTTCCTTCGTGACTGACGGAGGAAGTCGAGGGCAACGTCATAGGAAGCTCCTTCGCTTGCACTGACAGGCATTGTTTGGTAGAAGAGTTGTTCGGCTTCCGTAAGAAGCTGGATGTTCTGCCTGCTGCAGTCCATCGTGTCGGTGATCACTTGGCGCATTTCTTGCGTCATGTCAGGCTCCAAAATTCAGTTGTGTGATACGGCTCGATACTTTCGTTAGCGGACCATTGAAACTGCCGATACGGAAGCCCGCAGCTCCGTTTCTGTTCTTGGCCACGTCGATCTCGATAGCCCCGTCTGCAGGGGTCATCTCGTCACGGCATAGCTGCTCATGGTAGTACTCGGGACGGAAGGGGAACAAGACAATGTCCGCTTCCTGTTCGATCGCACCCGAGTCCCGAAGGTCGGAGAGCATCGGCCTCTTGTCGGGCTTGTATTCGACACCCCGGTTGAGCTGCGACATGGCCACAACCGTGATGCCGTAGTCTTTCGAGATGGCCTTGAGCTCTTCGGCAATGATGCCTATCTCACGCTCTCTCGAATGGGTCTTGGCAGGAGTGATCTTGCCGATATGGTCCACGTAGACCACGTCAATACCCTCACGGGACTGCTTCTGGCGTATCGCCGAGCGAATGTCTCCCGTCGTTACACGGCTCCGGAAGTCCAAGTGATAGGGCTCATGCTTGATGATCTCCGCAGCGGCACGTATCTCGGCACGTTCCTGCTCCGAGAGTGCCAAGGCGTAGCTGATCTTGTTGACGGGGATGCCCGTGTAATAGGCAAACACACGGTCGTAGAACTGCTGCCGGCCCATATCGATCTGGAAGAACATAGAGCGTACTCCCGTCTTGGCAGACTCGAGCATCATGGAGAGACACAGAGCGGACTTGCCCATGCCCGGACGACCGGCCACGATGATCATGTCACCGCCACGTGCTCCGCTGATGAGGGAATCCACCAGCTCCAGGTTGAAGGGCTTGGTGGGGTTGATGTCGGGATTGGTGGCTTCGTTGACGTACCTGTCAATGTCATCCTGCTTGTTGGGTGTTCCGTTGCTCGCTGTCGTGACCTTGAAGAACTTCTCTTCTGCCGTAGCGAATACACTCAGAGGATCGGACTCGCTTTCATTCTGGAGTGTCTCCACGACCTCCTGGCTGATGCCGATGACGGCTCTTTTGTGGTAGAGCTTCTCGAGGACCTTGGCAGCATGCTTGAAGTTGTAGGGGTCGACGTAGGCGGAACCCATCTGCATGATCTGCAGTACCTGGCCTCCGGCTGTTACCGTTCCCTGCTCTTTCATGCGGCTTGTCACGTTGATCATGTTGACAGGCTGCTGCCGTTGCCACAGGTCAATGGCTGTCAGGTAGATGGCCTTTGTTGCGGGGCTTGTGAAGTACTCGGCCCGTAGCATTGTTGGGTCTACGCTTTCTTTTTCGTTGTGCTGCAGGAAGATCGACAACGCTTCCTTCTCCATGTCCACATCTGCATACATGCTTCATTGTCTCTCTGATAAATGTGATGGTTCGTTCTGTACACAGCTCTGAGGGTGTGCATCTGAGGATGCGCCAGCCCATAGCTGTTGCGTGATTGTACTTCTCCATGTCCTTCACGAATCCTGCTCCCGACGTGTGCCGTCCACCGGTCCATACGGCTCCTTCACACTCGAGAGCGATCTTCTCGTCCAGGAAGGCATAGTCAAAGAGCCACTTCCTGCGAGGGTGGAACTTGTACTCCGTTGTGGGTCGAAGTCCAAGCTCACCCTTGCAGTAGTGTGGGAATGCCTTCTTTGCCAAGTCGGCACTCAGTTTTGCCGAGGACTTAGCCATCGACAAAGGAGTCGAGAATGTCCTGTGTCGCTTCGGCATACTTCTCGGCAATGGCCTCGATGCCGTCGTGCTCGAGGACATCCTTGATGGCTTCCTTGATCTGCTCTCTGTAGTCAGACAGAAAGTTCTCGTGGAACTTGATCATGCGCTCCTCCAGTTCTTTGTCCGTCAAATAGGCCAGTCGCATGAGGTCGCTTTCGAAGACATAGAGATCGATCTGCAGCTTCAATGCCGTTGCTCCCGTATGGGCTTTGGAGACCATGTGAGCATTCTTGAACTCAACGACCATTGTCTTCTCCTGTACGATTTGCTTCGGATTGCTTCATTGGAACCGTAGGACAGTTGCCACCCATTTTGTTGGCGATCAGCTTCATGAAATGTTCAACACAAGCATGAGCAAAATCAGATGCGCCGTAATTCAGAATGCCAACCGTGTCGCCTAGTTCATTGAGCGCATTGCGGATTTCCATGTTTGTGAGGAACCGGCCTTCTTGAATAGCGTGAGCCCAACATCCTGGAACCACCGTGCATGCTTGCGCTTCATGGTGCCAGTTGTCTACAAGCGCATGAGGCAAGGGAACCACTTCGACCGAATCGATAAACTCGTTCATCGTGTAGCCGTCAATGGGCTTATCTAAGACCATTGTCTTCTCCTTGAGTGGGTTCCAGAAGCTCCGGAGCATTCTTCTTCATGAGGTCTGCTGCGACGATCTCCATACCGTCCTGCAGTGTTTGGCATTGCGTGAGACAACGGTACCAGTGCACCGTGCCTTCTACACGACATTTCGTTATCACGACAGGGTTGGGGTCGTGTCCCCCCATGTTCACTGACAGCATGTAGTACTCGTCGTCGGACGTGTAGTACCGGTAGTTGTGCTCGTACTTGTCAGCGAACACTTGATGCCACTCGTAGTGGCGTGTACGCATGACAGCTTCATCGTAGATCGTTGCCGATGCTTCGAGGCTTTCCATCGTTTCGTTCTCGGCATCGTCAAGAACGGACTGCTTTATCTGCTCGGACGACATAGTTCCTCCCTATCGAGTCGTAGTGTTAGTGGAAGTCTTGCCATTGCGGATGGCCGCTCCGCCCGCATCTCCTGAGCGGACGTACTTGACATTGGCGACAGGGATAAGTACCCTGCCGCCGTCTGCCGTTTTGATCTTGAGGAAGTTGCCCGTGTCTTCGACATCTTCCCAATCGGTGATCTTGTAGTGATAGTTGCCTCCGTCTGCGAATGTGACGGTGATGTCAATTCCAGAAGACATGAGTGATCTCCTTGAGCTTTTCAACATGTGAGGTCTTGAGAGCATAGCTCTCGGGGAACGTCGTCATGTTGGTGATGGCCATGAATGCCGAGAATTCCGGTACATTCCACTCACGCTCTTCGATCATTCGGGCTCGCATGTTGAACGAGGCCGTGACCTTGTGCTCGGCACCGAAGGCCTTGATGACCTCCCTCTGTACCTTCGCAAACGCAGCCGGATCGCCCGACCATACCTTGGTTGCAATGGGTGAAGACTCCCACTCGTTGAGGATGCGTGGGATGGCGTTCTTAAGGTCTGTAAGAGTCGCCTCCACGTTGCCCAAATGCTTCCGTCGTGTTTCATGTCTGATCTCTCCGCCGAGGAACTTGGTCGGCAATCCAAAGATGTTCTGGCAATAGCTGATCTTGCCGCCAATGCCCGCACGTAGGGATGCCGAGCCGTCGTAGCTGTTCAGGATGTTCAACAGGCAGCGAGCTTCATGCTTCTTGCCGTTACCGAGGTCCACACCGATGGCAGGCACGGGAGCTTCAAGACAGAACTCGTAGCGTCCCCGCTCATCGATCACACCACGGTGGAACTCGAAGCCGTCAGCGATGACAAGGCCACGCACCATTTCGATGATGTCCTTGTTCGGCAATGGCTTGTATTCCTTGCCCATGTAGTAGGTCGTGTTGTCCAGCGGGTTCATGACCGCATTGTAGCCCGTGTACACGTCATTGGCCATGGCAGGCACAGTGATGACAGGTACATCCATTACGTCGAGGTCGTCATAGTGTTCGATGATCACGAGAGACTCCATTTCTGTGTTCGTTCTGCAAAAAGGTTGTCGAGGTTCTGCACGATGCAGGTGATCTCATGGCTGAGGTCCTGATAGTGTCGTCCGTAGGTGTAGCGGTGTGCGTGGTCTGAGTCTGAGGAATCGTAGATCTCCTGCTCGGTCGAGGGGCTGAGCTTCATCTTTTCGCTGTCGAGGGTCTTGAAGGACGGTAGCGACGAGATGCGGATGCGGAGTCCCTTGGGAGTGCTTTCGTAGATGAGCTGGTTATTGACCATTCCACCAAGAGCTGCCCATACGAGAAGGATGCGGAGCTGCGTGGGTGGATAGTCGATGAACTTGAAGTCGTTGTCTTTCTTCTCGTAGGGCTTGAACAAGAGGTTGTAGGCCGCCGAGAATGTTGGGCACTCTCCGTAGTCGACGTAGACCTGATTGTTGTGGACCTTGAAGCACTCCAACCATGCCGTCATGATCTCCTTCGGCGTGGTCATAGCCGGTCCTTTCGGAGATAGTAGACATAAAAGCTGTCGGCCAAAGAGCTGTGATAGTCACGCCCAATGGACACGCCAACACAAGCAGCGTTGTTCGCTGATGGGTTATTGATCCAATGCGCCTCATATGGCCAGGAAGTCACCACACGCGGGTGTACGTCAAGCTCTTTGACCGATTCGTAGAACTTGTCTTTTCCGACTTGCTTGAAGATCCTTCCCCCACGTTCGATTTCTTCGGCGTACTCCGTCATACGATCACCTTGCTTTCCAGCTTGGTCCGGAACGCATCGAAGTCATCCACCGACAGCTCCGACATTGCCGAATAGCCTCGCTTGTTCAGCAAAGCATCCACTTCGGCCTTGTTCCACTTGTGCTTGACAGCCGTACTGCGAAGGATCTCAGCTTGCTCAGGGCTGATCTTGGCTGCCGACTTCTGATAGGTCGATGCCTGACGAGGCTCCTGTGAGGACTCATTGCCGTCATCGTCAATGTCCGAGACGATACCGATGGCCGCAGCAAAGGCATAGCGGCGAGCATAGGTGATCGCTGAGCCATACTTCTGCGGCGTGAGCTTGTCGCCCAAGGGCATGGTGCAGATGGCCGAGATGTACTCTCCGGTCGTGTGCAACACCATGGTTGACATAGCGAGGATTCCCGGTGCGGAGTCCTCAACGAATTGAACGACAGACAGGCCATGCTTGGCAAGGATCGGTCGTGCCGTGCGGATGATGGAACCGAGGTCGGCATAAAGGGAGCCGAACTGAGGGTTGACCTTGTCTTTGACGGCTTCGGGCATTTCAGCCTGTGCCAGAGACAGAGCGGCAGCAAGATTCGACAGGCTTGTCGATCTTTCCATGATATACTCCTGCGTAAAGAATTGTGTAAGTTAGGACTAGGTGAAGCTGAAATCAAGCTGAAATTCAGCCCAATATCCACACCGACCTTTCTTACATCGCAGAACCGCACATGGCAAAACGCATAGACCCCATGTCTGACAAGATGCTGGAACTCAACGGCTTCTTTCGGAGAGCTTGGTCCAACCGTGGACGTGTCGTGAAGAACTTGGCAAACGACGAGCAGATGTACTTCTCCGACGTGGAAGACACCCGCAGCCAGTTCACGAAAGAGCAGCTCGACTTCATCGATGAGAAGTACAAGATCCCCATCAGCACGAAGATCAGTTGGGCCATCATCGAGCAGATGATCTCTTTCCTGACGGGAGCAAAGCCGTACCCGCGGCTTATTGCTCAGTCGGAAGCACTCGGAGAATGGGCTCAGATGTACGAGAAAGCCTTCAACGCCATTTGGTACGAAGGCAAGATGAACAACGAGCTGACGCAAGCCACACGGGATATGCTGGCGGTAGGGATCGGGTGGATTCGCATCCGCAAGAACGACTTCTACAACGAGACGACCTTCAACGTCGTAAGCGAGTACGTCGATTGGCGCAAGGTCATGGTCGACCCTCACAGCTACAAGAACGACTTCTCCGATGCCGAGTACATCATCCATGCCGAGTTCATCCCGGTCTACAAGGCCGAGAAACGCTACGACATCGACATTGACTACAACGACTCGGATTCATGGACGAACATCGGTCTTGGTGGTTCCGAAGAGGACACCATGATCCTGCAGACCATCTACCCCTATGACTCTGCGGTCGGATTCAATGACAAGAACCGCTACGTATGGGTACGGGAGTTCTTCCAGAAGGTGGATGCCAACGTCTACCTCTCCGACAACGGCAACGTCAGCAGCAAGAAGCCCATGCCGACGGAAGTGCCAAACCCTGACAAGATCGAACTGCAGGCACAGATCCAGCAGCTCATGATGCAGAAGCAACAGGCCACCCAAGCTCAGCTGGCCGCCAAGCTCAACGCTCAGTCCGCCGAGCAGTACGCTCAAGACGATGCCACCGGAACAACCGAAGCCATGAGCGAGATGGCGCAGGCAGCAGGAGCAACGGCACAGGTCGACAACGGTGTAGCCCAACTGGATGAACAGCTTCGCATGCTTTCGCAGCAGATGGCACAGATGCCCGACCTCATCACCGTCTACGACTTCGAAACGATCGTAGGCGACAAGATCCAGGTACGGGAGTTCATCAAGACCACGCAGAAGCTCATCAAGCGATACCTCTGTGTCGGCAACAAGATCATCGAGCAAGAGCTTCTCCCCTGCAATGAGTACCCGCTCATTCCCTTCACGATGTCCCATGCCCGTAATCCTAGCAAGGTCTACGGGGTTATGCACTACATCAAGGACATGGTCAAGGCCATGAACAAGTTCTGGGCAGCCCTCATCTATGACATGCAGGTCAACAGCAACCGCAAGGTCCTCTACGCTGCCAACACGATCACCGATCCCCACAGCATTGAGGAGAAATGGTCCGAGCCTGACGCATGGATCGAGTATCAGCCCAATGCCGATGCCAAGGACCAGGGGCTCCCGCAGGTTTTGCAGCCGACGCCGCTCAACCCGGCCTTCGTCAACGTCATCCAGATGCTCCAGGGACTCATCGAGTACATCACGGGCATCAGTGCCGTCGTGCAAGGTCAGGCAACCAGTGCCACTCCCGACAGCTTCGGCGGGATCTCCACGCTGCAGAGCTTCGGTACTCAGCGTATCAAGCTCTACAGCCGCTACATGGAGTCTTCTCTTGAGAAGCTTGCCTATGTGACGGTTTGCTACCTGCAAGCCTACGCACCCAAGGACAAGGTGCTGACCTACCTCGATGAAGACGGCAATCAGCACGAGATCGAACTCCTGCAGAACAACGAGGACATCAAGTTCAAGGTCCGTGTCAACCTTGCCAGCAACCTGCCCACACAACGCCACATGGCAGCACAGCTTCTGGGAGCCATCTCCGGACAGACGAAGAACCCAGCCGTGGCAGATGCTCTCACCGAGGCCATGCTCAAGTACCTCGATATGCCCGATGCCCAGAACATCCTCGACAGAGTGGACACGGTCAAGAATCTCCAGTCGCAGCTCCAGCAGATGCAGGACCAAGCACAGAAACTCACAAGCGAAAACGAGCAGCTCAAGCAGCAGATGTTCCAAAAGGACATCGAAGTGCAGAAGCAGCTTGCCATGCAGGAGATCAAGGCCGCACGGGACATGAAGCTCATGGAAGTCGACCAGAACAAGGATGTCGACCCTACGCTGACGGCTCCGACGATCGGGACTTCCTCGGCACCTCAAGAACAGGAACCACCACTTTAAGGAGAACACATGGCAGACACAAACGACGACTCCGTTGTCATCCCCGGTGGCGGGGGTATGGCCGACATCTTCCAACAAGCGGCCACCTTCTCGGCGCAGGACGTCAACACGCTGACGAAGGGACTGTCTCCCGAGGACTACATCACGGACCCGGAACCCGTAAATCCGAGCTCCCCGCCTAACGATCCGAGCTCCCCTCTTAGTGACGGAAGCTCCCCTCTTAACGACTCCGAGCAGACGATCAATCTGCCCCCATTTCTGTCAGATGAATTTTTACCACCCGAAGAGTTTGAAAATTCAAACTTGGAGTTGGAATTTTACAAGCAGAAGTACGGGCAGGTTCTCAACGGACTGGCGAGTCCCGACTTCCAGCAGAAGTTCATTGACAGCTTGCAGGACAGAATCGCATCAGAAGTTCAGGACATCGAGGACTTCAAAACGCACTACAAGGCGTTCAAGACGAACCCCGAAGAGTACCTGAAACAGCAGTTCCCCGAATACTACGAGTCCATCGGCATCCCTCGCCTCATCAGTGAGCAGGAGATCGAAAGCCTCGTAGAGCAGGAGATCACCGAGAAGTTCGGCCCCGACTGGCGAGATGCTTACAACCACAACGACCTTCTGAAAGCATCCTCGGTATCGGCCAAGATCTACAAGCTCTACAACGAGAAGACGGAGAGCTACCTGAAACAGAACGAAGCTGCACAGATGAAGCTCAAGGAACGCACGGAGAAGCTGGCAGCCGGCAAGGTCGAAAGCAACCCGCAGCCATCGGTCGAAGAGCTGGCAGAGCAGAGTGTACGGATGTACGAAGAGCACTTCAAGCCCTTGGGCATCACCGAAGACGAGTACATCGCAACACTTGAAAACGGCAAGAATCTCCAGCCGATCGACCTCTACCGGGCTGTGAACTTTGAGAAGCTCATGAAGGCCGAACGTGATGCAGCATTCGAAGCAGGCCGCAAATCTCTTACCCAGGACCTCAAGTCTGCGGGCAAGAAAGCGGCTCAAGATGCTCCTGTAAAGCTGCCGAAGGTATCAGAGACGGACGTGGACAGCTATCTGAACAAGAATGCGATCCTGCGGCCATACTAGACAGCGTTGACAACTGAGACGATGACTTTCACCGGTGACCGACGACCGTAACAGATCGGGTTTCCTTTCTTTCACAGGAGAACGACTCCATGTCAACAGTACCAAGCACCCAACAAGAGGGGCAACTTTGGGCGGGGGTAGCGGCCACCGGGAATATCCCAGAGCGCTATCTGAAGCGCGGCATGGACAATCTGGCTCAGATGGCCTTCATTGTCCGTGGTACAACGCGATTCCTTCACAATCTCTCCACGCGCTATCCGAAGTCCAAGGTCGTCGGAACCCGTGAACACCGTGTGCATGAGATCAGCGAGCTGGACCGTGTGCTTACCATTACGGTAGCATCGACGAGTGCCGATCACCACACGACGTTCGGTGTCAGCAATGCTCAGGCAGCGCAGATGCAGGCAAACGACGTGCTCATGGTCAAGGGTCTCTACAACGTCGTGACATCCACGCCGCTTGTAGCAGGTCAGGTAGTTGCCAGCACGAACCTCGTGCCGACCAGCAACATCCCGCAGCCACTTGGCTATACGGTCGGTGGCCAGCCTACGGGTGTGTCCATCAGCCGCAACTTTGGTCAGGATGTCAGCAACCCGAACTTGTTCTACACCGAGTACGAGCAAGTCATGGTCCGCAATGTGGGCCGTCCGAACTCGGCATCGGCAGGCAACACGACCATCACGGTCGAGCGCATTTTCCGTGGTCCGTCGGCACGTGACTTTGGTGGTGCACGTATCCCTCTCGCTCTTGTCAACACAGCCGTTGACACGAACAACGCAGGTGCTCTGCTTGTTGGCGACGAGATCCTTCGTGCTGCACCATCGTGGGCAGAAGGTACCGGCCCTGCCCGTGGCTTCCACAAGAACCCTGAACTCGACAACAACTTCACCCAGGAAATGAAGTATGCCGTCGAGATCACGAAGGAGTCCACGATCGAGAAGACCTACAGCGACAAGTCGCCGCTGGACATCAACAAGATGCTCCGGATGCGTCAGGTTGCTCTGGACCTCGAGCGTACCTTCCTCTTTGGTCAGAAGACCAAGACGACAGACCCCGAAGGCAAGCTCCAGTACGTCATGGGTGGTGTCATCGAGTACATCCCGAAGGACACAGACCACATCATCAAGTATGCCCAGCCAACGCTGAGCTACCCGGGATGGCTCGACGTGACGGACCGCGTCTTCAAGCTCGGCGGTTCGGAAGAGCGTGACCTCTTCTGCGGTATCACGATGTACAACGAGATCAAGAAGAGCTTCTGGAACAGCGACTTCCTGCGCTTTGACGAGGAAGCATCCAAGGCCTTCGACCTTCCGGTTGAGTCAATCGTCGGCTCGGGCGGTAAGATCAATCTCATCCCGCTGTACTCGCTCGAAGAGGCAGGATGGGGCAACCGTGGTATCTGCATCGATCAGAGCGTTCCTGCGCTCATGCCTGTCACCCACGACGGTTGGGACATGAAGATCGAGAAGGACATCCAGCAAGCCGGCGACCAGATCTACAAGGAGCAATGGATCTCCATCAAGGGTCTTGAGCGTCGCTATGCGCCATACCAAACCATCCTTTCACTCTAACACAAGAACACCAATGAAGAAGACCATTCTCCTCTCCTTGTTCTTCTTGATCAGCTCCCTGGGTCTTATGGCTCAGGGAGTTGTCAGGAACCGTCCCGGTACTCAGGGTCAGAACGACTTCTGGGTCCGTAGCGTTGTCGAAAAAAGCCTCTTCAACATGGCTTATGGCGACACCATCAAGATCACGACAGACCCCATCCCTTGTTTGGGTACGGTCTACAGTCTCGTGAACGACACCACGCACCGTATGGTCTGGCATGTCGAAAACATGAGCAACGACAGCATTAAGGTGTACGTCAAGCCTTATTCGTGTTCTGCAAACGGATTGCCCTACACGGGTTCTCAAGACTATGCCATTGGCGGGTATGCTCCTACTTACAGCCAAATCAAATCAGGCAAGTACCTAGGAGCTTCGGCCATTCTATACCTACGGATGCAGTACGTCCGATTCGAGATCTACGTGGTTCGATACAACACCGAATCGATCACAAGGCTCGCATCGGGCAGCAAGCTTCGTTTTTACCTCATCGGATTCTAAGGACACACACATGATCGCACAGCTTTTTCAACTGCATGACCACAGCGTTCGCATGGGGGAAGCTCCCGGAGACCGTCTGGTGCTCATGGCTCCTGTCGCTTCGCTGAGCACATCGGACACGGTGCAAACTCCGTTTGCTCCGGGAACGAAGGTCGCCATCTGCCCCTTCAAGATCGTTGAAGTGGACGCAAGCGGACAGCTTACTCTGGGCGTTGAAGACCCGGCAGCAGGTGACGCAGGCGGCTACCTGGTATTCGCTCCGGGCTATTCACTCCAAGGCGGACTCTCGCAGTAAGTGACCGTAGCTCAGGCTCATATCGCCCTCGCAAGTATGATAGGGGACCCCATCGAAATTACGGGGTCCCCTATCCTTACTATCCCTGACGGTGTACGCTTCAGCAAGGCACTCAGGGATACGTATCTCTACCGTGCCATGCTTGACTTCCTCGAAAAGCTCAAGGCCTCCACGGTGGCACTTCCAAAGGATGTCCGTGACGAAGTGTGGTCAACAACACTGCCGACCTACCTGATTGCCGAAACGATCGATGCTTCCACCGTCTTCAACGTCGGAGAGCCTACAGCAGAACAGGCATTGACACGCAAGCTTGTTTACATGTATGCTCTCTCATCAGCAGAGAAAACGGGAGCACGACAGCTTCTCTTTACCGAGAAGAGTCCTGCCGCTTTCTATCGTTTGCAGAATCTTCGCCACAAGGTCAAGGTAGATCCGATGTTCACTGTGATCGGCTATGATGCCGGCAGCACATCGGTGCTCAGGATGTGCATTGACACGTCGGACTACCTTTTCCTCTTCGACACCTATCTGCAGGGAGACATTCAGGCACTGTACGTCCCCATCCCCTACAACCCTTCCGTACAAGACCCCGAAGACCTTCTGGACTTCGAGCCGTATCTGTATGACAAGATCATCGAACGTGCCAACATCTACGCCCGTATCGACTCTCAGGATCTCATGGAGCCCGAGCGTCTTCTCAATGTGACAGGAGGCCGGTAATGTGGGTTCAGATCGATCCTATCCGTCCTCTGTCATCCGTATGGACCGTCGAGTCATTCCTTACGCTGGTACGCTCCATGCTCGGAGAACTGGACAGCGCAAAGGTCACCAACTACGAACTTCGCCTCTACACGAACATGGCTCTCAGTCGCCTTGCCTTGCTCATTCGGGCAAAGGACCCCGACTGCTACGGCGTGAAGTGGCTCTTCGAACCCGACGCTGTACCCTATGCCAACTACCTTGAGCACGACCTCAGTGCGCCCTACATGCAGGCACTCCCGGACGTAGGCACAAAGGAAGCTGTCTTCCCCAAGCCGCAGGGCATGGTACTCCCCGATAGCATCATTCCCAACAATGTCATTGCCGAGATCAAGGGCATCAGCTTCCGTAACCGCAACAGCAACGATGCAGACTTGTGGACGGGCAAAGCCATGCAGGTCAGTGATCCCTCGGCTCTTGTGAGCATTGCCAGCCAGGAAAACGGCATCTACCGACAGTCGATCATCTGGGCCCGTCAGGGACACCGCCTCCTCTTCTTCTTTGGCACCGAGATCCAAACGGCTCCTACGACACTCGTTGACGGCTATGCCTACACACGACCCTATACCGGTGAGCTGTTTGCTACTCGCAAGCCCCTACTGGACGACTTGAAGCCCGAGCTTGCCGATGAGAACCTGACGGACTTCCGGAACCTTCTTGACATCCCGGATGAGTATGTGAACCTTCTTGCTCTCCACGTCAAGAAGATCGTTCGTGAGACAAAGGGTGCATTTGACCAGGCAACGACACAAGCAATACAAGGCATGGAACAGGAATTAACGGGAGTCCCTGAAAATGGCGAAGCAACTCAAGGCGCAGGCGGTAATTGAAGAAGCGTCACGGTGGTTGGGAGTAAAAGAGGTCGGAAACAACGGCGGGTTCGACAACGCCGAGTTCCAGTCTCTTATGGTCGACGTTGGTTGGAAGAAAGGCGAAGCGTGGTGCATTTCGGCAGCAAAGGCATGGTGGCTCGAGGTCTTCAAGGACGATGCTGTCATTCACGCCGAGATCAAGCGCATCATCTCCAAATCGTGCATGAAGTCATGGCAAGCCGTCACACAAAGCAGCATCATCCGCAAGACCAACGAGATCGTTGAAGGCGGCATCTTCATCTACTCAGCAGGTGAAGGCAAAGGTCACGCAGGCATTGTGACGAAGAAGTTGGACGACTTCAAGATGAGGACCGTAGAAGGCAACACGAACATTGCCGGCGGACGTGAAGGCGACAGCATCATGAGCCGTGTTCGTGACGTGAACAAGAAGAACGCCACACAACGACGAAACTGGAATTTCATGGGAACGATCTACATCCCAGCCCTGGAGCAAGACAATGCCGGCAACCCTCAGTGAGATCTTCTCCGATGTCCAGCGCAAGATGGGCGACGAAGCCGTCAACGTCCTGCAACGTGCGGAGTACATCGACCAGTCGCAGAACATTTGCTACGACGTCTTCAACCAGATCCGTTTGTGGGTGGATGAGCAGACCATTACGCCCATTCCGTCTATCAAGGCCACCTATACGAGTCTTGCGGACTTCCTAGCCGACACCTTTGTGAGCGGAGACATTGGCTCCATTGCCGTCGTCACCGATGCCACAACGAGCCTGACGACGTACTACGAGATCACGGCCATTTCCCCGTTGACGTACAGGCTCATCGAGCCGAATATCTGCTACGTCCGTCCTCCGCTGGAAGTGGTCAAGATCCTCCGCGTTGTTCGTGGAGTGTTCGAAGCACGGGAACATTCGCTGCAGTCCGTCTTGAAGGCCGACCGTCTTGGCTACAACTTCGACGTCAACGACACCACACGGACAGGCTACGAGTTCAATACTCTCAGGGAGCCGGACGGAACGACAAAGCTCATTTTCAGCAAGGAATTCGAGATCGCTGAGCAAGTCGTTGTGACCTATCTGCAGGAGCGTCCCTTCTGGCCTGTACGGTGGAGAGAGACCATCAGCATCCCCTACTTCCTGACGACAACGATCGAATGGGGACTCGTCTGGAAGCTCTCGGAGATCCTCTTCATGCGTGGTGACGAACGCTTCCAAAGCAGAGCCATCTACGCCAAGAAACAGTACGATGGTCTTCTGAGAGATGCAACGGCCTACAGCCGCAACTTCCTTGACGAACGCAGCAACCCCAAAGCACAGCCCCGTATGTGGCTTCCGGAGAACTGATATGCCTCAAGACCTCAAAGCCCGCATCATGAAAGTGGCTCAGCAACAACAGGATCAACCAAAAAAAATGAGAGATCTTCTCGTTTCATACGGTACCAAAGAAATACCTTTTAACGAGAAAGAAGCTCCAGGAGCGTATGCTCAATATGACCCAGACGCTAATCGAGTTTTGCTTCCTGAGAGCTGGAAAAATCTCCCAATGACTGGACAAGTGGGCCACATTGTGGGCCACGAACTGAATCACCGTGTTGCTACTATTGCAGAGAATAGCCCCAAGCTAGATAGCTTGTACCAAAAACTTGTTGAGTTGAATAAAGCGAATTATCAGCAACAAAACGGACTTGACTTGCAGGCAGCAGCAAGAAATCTCTCAGGCGCTGACCTTGGAGGCCATTCAGCCGAATCAACAGCAGCTCATTTGGCTTCTTATGTAGACCCGCGGATTGAAGCTGGTCACGATGAAAATCTGGCAAACTTTGGCACCGACCAAACTCTCGTGGCTCCAAGGCATCCAGAATTTTACAAGTCATGGGCAAACATGCCCGTCAACTACGATGCCGCGCTTTTAAATGCACAAAATGCAAAGCACCGAGGGTTTGACCTTGAAAATGAGCTGAATGAATACGTCGGCTCTTACAAAAGCAAAACAGAACCCGCAGCACAAAACCAGCCGAACACGATTCCGCCAACAAATGAATATTGGGGCAGTGGCAATCTCGTCAACGAGACTTTCCGAAAGTTCATTAACGAAAGCGGAAATGGGCAGGGTCCGGACATCACACAAGAAGAGCAAGCAGCAATCGATCAGGCTAAACTTTACCAGAAAATTCTTGGCGTTGTACTTTCTGCGAAAGGGCAAATCACTAATGGCAGATGATTTCAAAAAGCGACTGCTAATACTTTCACAGCAGAACTTGTCCGCACAACCAGCACAGCCCGTTATGCGACCGGTTATTGAAAACAAGGGTCCTCTCGGTGACAGCACCAGTGCGCCTTTGTACGACAGCCGTGGGCAGCAGATCAACCATGCCAGTCCCGGTGAACAGCAGATGATCAACGAACGCATTCCGTTGCAGCTCTACGATCAGACGGGTCAGGAACTCGCTGCCAAGTACAGCAACCTGTCGGGTCCCGCTCTTCGTGAGATGGTGATCCAGGAGACGAGACGAAAAATGCAGGCCATGAAAGCCCAGCAAACGACACCCGTACCACAACAGCCACAACAGTAATGCCCGTCAAAAAGAACTTTCTGCAAGTCGACTTCTCTCGCGGTATGGTAGAACATATCGAGGGAGATGCTTCGTATCAGGACAGCGACCTCAAGTGGCAGATCCCTCAGTCTGTCTCTGCGCTGTACGTCGAGAACTACGACCCTACGCAGATCATCGGTTCGCTGACAAAGCGTTCGGGCATGTACCTGACGAAGACGACACCATGGACGGACGTAGCAGGGCTTCCTGACAAAGTGGGTGATGCTCGCTGGCCTTCCGTGTATGTCCAGCAGGGAGTCATCAAGTACGATGCGGACAACTTCACCGGCCTTGCTCTCCTTGACCCGTCGCACTCTCCGCTCTTGGACCAGTACGCCGACAAGTGTACCATCCTTGGCGGCATGAATGTCGACTACAACAGACCCGTAGGGCAGAACATCCTTCTGACATTCCTGCGTGATGCCACGGAGAGCACTGACGACCCTGAAAAGACACGCATCGTAAGCTACGTCACGCACCTCGGCAATGCTCAGGCAACGACGCCCTACTATCACTACAATGCCCATATCAATGGTGGTGATCCGGATGGTACGGTAGATGCTCCTGTGCCTGCCGACTACCCGGGCTGGGACAGCTACGGAACGCTCTCGGATGCGACGCGCTTTGGCGGGACGGTGATCTTCACGACCAACCTTGCCAGCGAGCTGCCTCCCTACCATGCGAACACCTACACGGCCAGTTTCTGTGAGGACATGTACCCGTGCTACGTATGGAGCTATTGGGACATCTCCCGCAAGCGTGACGACAATGAATACTGGAATGTGAACCCGAGCAGCTATGAGCGGACATTCCTGACGGAAGCTCTAAGCCCGCAGACGCAAAGCACACAGCTTGGCATGTTCAAGATCCTGTGGCCCAGCATGTATGCCACACGGGAATCCCTTGTCACGTTCCAGCCACACCGTTCGGATGGAGCTCCCTTCACGGGGCAGGTCGTAGCCGGTGGGGATTGGGCAACACGAGGAGCGGGGCATATCGAGACTATGTTCTCAACTCCGGCCACAGCGATCGAACTGGCCATCCTGGAATCCCCGTCACGCAATTTCACCGTAGACCAGACGGAAGATGAACGGCTTGGATTGGTCTCTGACGCATTTGGAGACTATGAGTACCAGTACTTGAATCCCGAGGTCAACTACGTCGAGTCACTGGAGACGCTGCGCAATCCCGCCACGTACTACAACAAGTACGACCTGTATTGGGATACGTACTGGAGACACGGTGCCGAGGCCAAATCATTCGAGCGCATCAACACCATCATGACCATCAAAGGCCGTGAGATCAGTGTGGATGTCATCGGCATGCAGGGTAGTGGAGTGGACAATAGTACGGACTACCCCGGCCATATGCAGTCCCCTTTCGATGGTGATCGTGATTCCGACCTAAAAACTCGTGCCTTCTGGCTGTACGGTGTACGACTCCCGCATTACGTCAATAATGGAACGCCCCGTTCATGGCTGAAAGGCGAAAAGATCCCTCTTGTCGTTACTGCCAAGATCCGTGGCGTAGAAATCAAAATCGGTGAATATGTCCATGAAGTAGAGTCCGCAGCAGAGCCGGTTACGTACCCGTCGCTTTTCAACATTGAAGCTGCGGGTCTTCGTGAAGCATCTTCCCCTGCTTTTGGCGGCGGACCCGCGTGGGATGCAGACTACAACCGTGGTCACTACTTGAGCTGGCCGGGAGCACCCGACACATACTTCCAAGACAAAGTGGCCAAATCTATCTACGACCGTATCAAAGATTCGGAGATGAAGATCGATGGCCGCTACGTGCAATGGAACTATGCTTCGTGGAGACGTTCGAATGTCCCTATTGACGATTACCCTGCCGATCGGGGTCAGTATCTCGAAAACAAAGAGATCACCCCGTACATGTACGAGCCATTCAACCGTACCGGTAGTGGCCCTTATGTGACGGACGCGACTTATGTAGGTGGGACGGTACAGAACATGTACCAGCCGTTCAACCAAGCTGACGATGACACACTGGCACCAACCCATGCAGGATACCGCAGCAAGCACACGTTCGGGAACCACATCTGGCTGACGTTCAGGCTCCGCAAGGACACGATCGCTACGCTTGTGGACATGGGCATGGAAGCTCTCTCGGTCTATGTGGCCGAAGGAGACCCCACACGTTCCCAACTGCGATCGATCAATACGTTTGCTTTCACCAAGGACGTACCGCCTCTTCTGTACGGACTTCCCAAAACGACCCGCTTTGACGACCTGACGAAGTTCCGTCTGGTCAAGACCGTCCTCATCGACGGCAAAGGCAAGCCCTTCGGAGATGCTGACGATTACGATCTGTGGAAGTCACAGTATCGTGGCACCTCGGTGGACACCAATGCCTGGTATGAAAACGAGAACTGCATAACAGCCGTAGGGCAGAACCTTGACGGGACACCTACCGACAACCTCACACCCGACTTCATGCTGTGGGGCTACGGAACGACCAACAAGACCTTGAGCCTCAACAGCTCGGGAGAGTACTGGCAGGGACGGGGCGCGGGCATGGTGGCCAACATCAAGGGACGCACCTTTCTTTCGGGCTGTGTCAACCGCTACGGCGAAGAAGAGCAAGGTATCATTCGGTATTCCGACGTACAAAGCGGCGTACTCAGCCTTGACGTGTTCTCCGACGAGTCCTACCTCAAAGTCGGCGGTCTTCCGCATACGGCTCTCGTAGAATATCGTGAGCAGCTTTGGGCATTCTCCCGTTCCGAAGTGCATCGCATTCAGCTTCCCAACGTCGCAGACCCATCCTCATGGGAATACCTTGACAAGTTCTCAGGACAGGGGACCTATTGCCCGAAGACAACTATCAAGACCCCGTTCGGGGTAGCATGGTGCAACGACGGAGGCGTATGGATCTCGGACGGCCGTATGCCCGACAACATCGCCGTAGCCATCCTGGGAGTCTACCAGACCATCGCCACCGGAACACCATGGCCCTACACCAAGAAAGTAGACCTTGGACACTTCCCTATCGAGAACGGACAGAACCCATACCTCGAACTGGCCTACGACGAGTTCCGCAACGAGCTGGTGGTGATCACTCCCTACAGCGTGGCTTCCAAGACAAACCCGGACAGCTACGTGACCGATACCGAGACGCCACAGGACGAGCTTCGACTCATCTACAACTTCGGCATGAGGGTATGGCGAGTGGAGACCTATCTCTACCCTGAGTTCGGCACGATGCTTTCGGAGTTCAACGAGCGTGGAGTGATCGGCTATGACCAACTGGAGCCTGCACCATGATGAATGTCCGTCGCAATGCTCCCTACTCATGCTCCCGTCGTTGGAGGATGAAGTTCAACCGCAACCGTCTCTCGACAGTGATCGGCTACCGTAAGGATGAACCCGGAACGGCAGAAGCACCACTGACGAATCCCTTGCCGCAGATCCGTGTGTACTACGCCCATCTCAAGGAGAACTTCGTCTACGACGAGTACGATGCCTTGTACTACAACACGGACCAGACGGGAACGCTCCGAAACATTTGCTTCCGTGAGATCCCTGCCCGTATCGTGACAAGCGAGATCGGCAACGGTCAGGACGACTACATGCCCGGCAAGATCGTGATCGACACGCAGTACGACAGCCAGCACTACCACGGTTACATCTACGATGAAGACCTTGTAGCAGACCCGAAGGTGTTCTTGCACGTTCGCTCTGCGGTCTATGCCGGGCAGACTCCCGACAAGTACTACGAACTGGTGAGCCTCAACATGAGAGCCCGACCTGCACAGAATCCTTTCGAGTCGACCATGCAGACACCGGGCGACACGACCATTGCCGACAATGAAACGGCGAGCTACAGGGAGTCACTCGTTCTGACGACTCCTATGGCCAAGTTCCGCCGTGCCCGTCTGGACATTCAGACGGACCAGAAGATGACCACCATCAGGTCGCTGAGTGTTGAGCTTGTCCAGTTCGTTCGCAGGAGCTATGGATAATGCAAACCAGCCATCAGCACGACGACTATCAATCCCAACGGGAATTTGAGCGTCTTCGCAACAAAAGCACGACCAGCATAGAAGTAGGCAGCGGGAGCGGGGTAGATGCTACACCGATGCAAAGCGCCTCTCCAACCCTTCCGGCATCTGCCCCGGCCTACTCTCTGAAAGCCAAGAACCCGACAGCCGTCGTAGAACGCCGACAGACCAACGGTAATATCTACTGGTCGATCTTTTCACCTTTCACCGTGATGCACGAAGGCAACCCCATCCCCACGGGTGGGGGAACCTTTGACGAAGTGACGGAGATCGATTTCCGTGACACCGACAGCGTGACGTGGGAGGTCTATGACGACACAGCCGGACGCATCGTTGTCAAGGCCACAAGTGTCGGAGGTGGTGGTACCTATGCTCTGAACCTGGGCATCAATGCAGATGCATCTACTGTGGTTGCGTCAGGCGATACCATCCGGCTCATTGCAGGCACGAACGTCACCCTTTCAAAGACGGGCAACAGCATCACTATCAATGCTGCGGGGACAACCTATAGCTGGATCGCTGCAGACGTTGGAGGTGGCAACAACAAGCTGATCACCAACGGTCAGATCATGAAGTGGATAGGTTCTGACGGAGTCTATGCCATCAATTCGGCGGGACCGAACAACGAAATGTATATCGGTCGGCCCATTACGTTGCAGCAGGACAGCGTTGACGTAGGGTACGGGGATGTCCTCAAGATCGACTTCCTGAATGCCACACCAACAAAGCCGGTAAGCTATACAAGTCGGGTATGGTTCGATCTGAACTATCCCGGTAGTCAGCGTGACACCATCATGGGATGGTACGAACCGCCTTCTGCTTACAGCTATGCCTGGCTCTTGCAGGCAGGAGCAGGAGCAACGACCAGCATCGACAATGGCGAGACCGTTACCTTCACAAGCACGGGCATTGCTACCGTCACACGCACGGGCAACACGATCAACTACGACGTGCCAAAGACAAGCTGGTTCTTGCAAGCCAATGCAGGAGCTACAACGGAGATCGAAAACGGCGAGACAGTGACCTTCACGGGAACGGGGCTTGCTACGGTCACTCGTTCGGGCAACACCATCAACGTAGGCGTGACAGCTCCGGCAGCCTACACGTTCAACGTAGGCATCAACGGTGGTTCCGTATCGGCAGTAGCATCGGGAGCAACGGTTGACTTTGTGGCAGGCACCAACGTGACCTTGTCCAAGACAGGCACAGCCATCACCATCAATGCCGACGACCAGTACTTCTTCTCGACGTTTGAAGATCTCGTTCAGGTCGGCAACACCAAGATCAACAAGCTCGACTTCCGCAATCCTCTGACGCAGACCGACGACGTACAGGTCACCTTCAAGCTCTTTGACATCGCTCCGGGACGTACAGAGGTCCGTGCTTATGTGCCTGCCTATGATACCGATTGGGACTTCTCGGTACAGAAGGACGGCACCATCGTCGGAACTAACAACGTCCACACCCTCAACTTCGACAACGACACGGGCACAAAGCCTGCGGGCTACAGCAACAGGGTATGGTTCGATGTTGTAGATGACGGCTCAGGAGTACGGCGCATCGTCGGATGGTACGAGGACACTACCGGCTCAGGAGGCACTAACACACTCCAGCTTGCTGAAGGGGCTGTCAACGTCGGCAATAACGCCACGACCTTCATTGACTTCACCCCAGCCAAGACCACCGAAACGGTACCGGTCGCCTTCGATGTCATTGACGACGGAGGAGGAAACAGACGAGTTCTAGGCTTTGTCCCTGCATACCCTACGCTGGTCTATAGCTGGGACTTGCAGGTCAATGGCGGTACGGTCATCACGATCAACAACACGGATAACGTCAACCTCATCGCCGGTAGCCATATCACGATCTCGAGAACGGGTGGTGATGTTACCTTTGACGTAGCGTGGCCTGCAGAGGATACATGGCAGGTAGGTATCAACGGCGGAAGCTTCACGACCGTAGACAGTGTGAACAACCAGGTCGACTTTGTGGCCGGTTCGAACATCACGCTGTCCAAGACGGGCAATGTCATTACGATCGCAGCAGCCACACCGGGAACCTACAGTTGGGAGCTCTCGGCCAACGGAGCCACCAGCACGACCATCAGCAACACCGAGACAGTAGACTTTGTTGGTAAGGGGCTTGTCACCGTCAATCGCATCGGCAACAAGATCGAGATCGATGCGAATCCCGACTATACGGACACAAGCAAGAAACCTCGCAAGCTTACGGGCATCCTCGAGTTCGACAACACAGGTGCACTTCCTCGCACGGACTACAAACACGGGTACAAGAAAGACCAGGACATTCAGCACAACTGGTCTCTTTCGAACTGGCACGGCTACAAGCTGTTTCTCAAGGACATCAGCTTCAACGACTCCGGGGCATTGACCTATTACCGTGAGGGGAACTTTGCCTACAACGGACAGCCCCGCAGCGATTTCGCCTTCCGGAACTTCCCCTACTTCCAAGCTGTGGACAAGGACACCATCAAGGTATGGGTTGTGCAGTCACGCTTGAAGCCGACTGTCATGCGATTCCACTACATCCTTGAGGAAGCCTAAGCCGTGGCCTATATTATTGGACCCTCTGCGAATAGTTCGATCCTTGTGCCGTACATGGACGCTACGGGACCGTCAACGACGCTCTTCGATGATACGACACGCCCGGCTTTTGCCATTGGCAGCCCTGTACGTTTCAGGTGGATCGTCCCGCAGGGCTATACAAAGGCATCCTTTGGGCTGTACTTCCATGGCTACATGGGAGCAACCTCAGGAGTCAAACACCAGCTCATCGACACCATCCTTCTTGCAGACTGGGTATCGGCAGGAACGGTCAACCTTGCAGGCACATT